GGGGCCTGGGGGAAACCCCCCCAGGTTCACCGTTTGTAGGTTCTATTTAGACGAAGGAGCGAAATTTCAGTTTTAGGAGATTGTCTAGTCGGCCCACCATGAGTGTAACCACGAACCCGAACGATGATTTTCCGAAGAGCTGGGACTAGTACCCTGGCTAAGTAGTTTAGTAATAAAAACCGAAGACCTTTTGGACGTTGTGTGTCGAAACACTCACCCCCTCAGGTTGAAAGAGAGGTTGTAGTACCTTATAAACTACTCGCTAATTGAGAACAATTCCTCACAATATTTCATGAGTTGTGTTTTGAAGTGCCCCTGGGCTAGAATCCAGGTGTGAATGCTGCTTACCGCAGAGATGCACGCAGCCCCTTCAGTAAGACTCTTGTTAGAGCGTGTTGATTACCGTATGCTGGTAGAAATCTTCGTAAACTACCCGATTAGTGAAGGTGTCCCTCGAATTTGCTGTAGCAAATTTGAAACATTCTGAGACTGTTTGGGCTCTTGGTAGGAGTTTCCAGATGCGTAAAGTGTGTCGTCAATTTGGATGCGTACCCTATCGACGGGGTGTTCACTCGAAAGAGGTTTGATGATGTCGAATTGTAAATATAATTAGGAAGTAATTTCTTTCTCCGTCTCAAGTGTCTATAGGAGATTGAAGATATTTCGTCATGTATTTTAGGTAAGACCATTGCTAGCGTTAGAAGTGTGAAAACTTTGGGAATACGTCGGTTAGCCGTAATGCAGAAGGCCTGAGAAACCTTTCTGTGATCGTGCCTAAAAGTCGAGTAATGCGACTTAGCTAGTGGTCAAATAAACATGTCTATTGGACGAGGCATATAATACGTCCCTGCAGTGGAGTACCCAGATCACTGCTGCAGTATTATCTGGAAATTTTTTGGATCGGCAAACGCCTTCGGGTTATAGCCTTTCCGCTCGCTATATGCAATGAATCCCTTACTCAGCAACGATTTTGATTCTCAGACCAGGACCGGTGCTTCGCAGGCTCTCAACCTGCGTAGCAAGCTGAATGATAGCATTTCGCTTAGTCGAGTGAATGCTAAACGGACTACTTTGGACGAGTTTTTCGGTAGACACCGAGCCGTCCATGCCAGTTCCCTCCGACTCCCAGGCTTTCAGTCTGAAGTGAGTTCGATTGAGGAAGCGCTTGCGTCTAATGCGCGAGTGATTGTCGCTATTGAAAAGCGTGTCGATAAGGATTTTCGGCAAGCCGGTAGTACGATGTGCGACGAGGAGACGAAGATTGGTCGATGCCGCCGTAATGTGCATTCGGATTGTTCGAAGTGTGTGATTCACTGTCGGCACCGTGATCAATTTCTTGGCGCGCTTAATCATATGAAAATTGCATACGCCAACGAGGAATGGACCAATGTAAAAATGGCTGCTGATGATGTGTTTAGTCGTTTTTACGCTGAACTAAATGATCGCGTCGCTTATCAAGAACGTGAAGCGTTGCGATTGGAACGTCGTGAGCTTCTGCGCGTTAGAAATGCGCAGTGTGGACGAGAGGACAAGGAGCTTCGGACGAAGCGGACGGAGGCCATCCGCGAGCAGAAAAACGCTCGCAAGCTGGTGTCGAAGTTGAGACGTAAAGAGGATCTGAAGAGATCTGACTGGCCCGATACGTACGAGGATTTCGAGCAGGTAAACGCCCAATGTGGAAACACTGGTACTGCTCAGGGTCTTCTGGATTTTAAAGTTGAACATATTATCAAGATTCCTATGATTGAGAGTTTCTTGACGATGTGTTCTGATCGGAACAAGAACGTTGATTTTCAGTATGTTGTAAAGGAATTTGCTCTGGCCTGCGTGCATGTTTATCAGGCAAATTTCTCTTTTGCAAGCATTTCGACTAGCGTTCTTCATTTTCTTTCTAATGTGAAGGCCGGAACCGCCCTGATCGAGTTGGTCATGAGGAGTGTGAATAAGGTGTTTAACCCTAATGCACAAGCACCTATGGAGGATTTACAGCCAAGTATGATTGTGGCTGGTTTGTTTGGAATGATAAGTCTTGTGATTGTTGGATTGACTGTGAATACCCTTCCGAGTGAGAAGAGCGTTGACACATTTTTGATGAAGATGACACGTCTCGGAAGTACTCTTACGTGTATGGATAAGATCCAGGATAAGGTTCGGCCAATGATGGAAGCTGCACTTGATTATGTTCGCGTTAATTGGTTTGGTTATACAGCTGAAGATCTGGATGAGTGGAAGCTGTATAACGAGTGGTGTGACGAAGTCAAAGCGATACGAACTGTTGATTTCGAGAAGAAGATCAAGACGGACGTGAAGTTGAAGGCGCAGATTGATACTCTTTTGATGCGAGGTGATGAGATTCTGCGACGGTTAGATACGCTTCGTGTACCGATGGTGCAGCGAACTCGCTTCATGCAGTGCCACATGTTTCTCATGAGAGCTAGAACTGAAGCTGCGAGTAGTAGTGCTGGTATGCACATTCCCCGTGTGCCACCAGTACTGTTTCACTTTGTAGGAGCGTCTGGTGTTGGAAAGTCAGAGATGACTCACCGACTTAATGCACGTCTTCTTGCTGCTAGTGGTGTAACTGATCCGAAAGCGCTGCACTCTATGATTTACTTTCGGACTCCTGGACAGGAACGCTTTGATGGATTTAGAACGGAAATGCTTGGTGTTGTCTGTGATGACTTTGGATCTATGAAAGATTCTGCTGCGAGACCTAGTGGAGAACCTCAAGAGGCTATTCGGATGCAAAATTCTGCAGTTTGGCCTCTTGATATGGCGCACCTCAGTGACAAAGGAAATATTTTTTTCCGGGCAAAGTGGGTGATTTGGACCTCTAATCGTGCTCACTTTAATTTTGATTCGGTTACGAATCCTGAGGCTATTCTGCGTCGTGTGACTCATAAATTCATCCATCGACCCCACCCCGATTATGCTGTAGAACGTGTTTTTGGTAAGGAAAAGTTCATCACTCTTGATGAAGCAAAGGTGGATCAAGAGGCGAAGACGGATAAAACTGTTTATACTCGGTGTTGGCAGTTCGATTTGGTCGACGGACAGAAGGCGGGCGAAATTATCCTCGCTGCTAATCTTACTTTTGACCAAGTGTGTGACATGTGCGTTGGTTCCCTAAATCGTAAGCAAGATCTCGGTGGGAAGAAACTCGATGATCTCGAGGAGTATTTCAAGGAGTGTATTCGGAAGGAGCAAGGAAAGGCTCAAGGATTGAGTGATTGGATTCCATCATTTCCTAAACAAGAAGATGAAGATCAGCACATGCGGACGGATTGGTGTATGAAGGACGAGTTTATTCAGGATGTACCTGAAGTACGTGACTGGCCTGGATTTGATTATGGTCACATCCGAGAGGCATCGTGTATTAAGTCGAAGATGCCTGTTCGTCGTTGGCCAGGAGTGAAAGACCGTCTTGCGCGAGGGTTCGCTACTGCTACTGCATGGGCTGCTGTGTCACCGAATTCAGATGAAGAGTTCAATCGCGTGTTTTGGGAGATGACTCAGATTCATCCGAACAAAATTGAACCGTGCACTGAACATTTCGAGCCAGAATGGTGGCGCAAGTTCAAAAACTTCAAGGAGCGTGCGCATAATATGTTTGAGAGGATGTGGCAGAAGTGTGTTCCAACGTGGATTCAGAATAACTTTGAAGAGATGTGTCGCTGGCTAATGTGTTTTGCCTTTGGTGCTGTGATTTCGTACTTGACTAACATCATCGCAACGAAAGTTGTGAATTATGGAATCAGGAAGATTTGGTCTAGAGAATCTATGCTCGACTATTTCACTCAGCGTTTTGGACCGGAAGATGCGAACTGGCTTGTTTATGAGTTTTATCAGTATGAGTCGGCTCAGGACAAGACGTCTGGAGCTCAACGGAAAAACATTGAGTCGCATCAGGATCGAACGAATGGACCCTCTCGAAAGAATATTGAGTCCATGCAGGAACGAACGATGGGAGTGCAGCGCCGAAATGTTGAGAGTAACATTGGAATGGCTGAGGCTGTGACAGATCAGAATGCGCACGAAATCGCAAGGAAAGTTGAACGGAATACCTATCAGGTATGTGCGTGGAAAGACGGTGAATGGCGAAAGCGAGGAAATCTCGTTTTCATCGGAGGACGTGTTGCCATGACCAACAGGCATATCGTCAAGGCGTTTGGAGATCAGAAGATTCGTCTTGAGAATGATAATTTCCGAACTGGAGCCGAATTTCCTATTGATAGCCTGAATATCGCTTTTCTTGAAGATCAGGATCAGAAGGATGTTGCGCTTGTCGAGTTTCCCCGCTCGATGATGCTTCATGCTGATCTTCGTAAGTTTTTCATGACGCGCGAAGATTTCTGTCATCACAATGAGCTTCGGAAGATGATGATGCTTGCGACTAATGAACGTGGTGTTGTGCAGAGGAGTGTAACAAACTTGGTTCGTGCAAATGATCGTGCGGTTTTTACCCTGAATGATGGAAAAGAGTTGCGCTACGTCCGTGACTGGTATGAATATGGGTTGGAAACGGTTGCTGGAGACTGTGGAGCTGCGCTGATTGCATTTGATTCGGCATTCGAGCGTAAAATCTTCGGAATCCACATGGCTGGACGAGATGTATGTGGACGTTATGTCGTCGACTATACCGCTATTGGGTGCGCTGTTCATCGTGAAACCCTTGATAGACTTATTTCTCGTCTGACTCTTCGTTGGCCTGAATCTCTTGAGAATGGAGAAGTTCCGCAGCCCTATGGAATCGCTCAAGGAGTGCGTGCTTTTGATGGAGATTTTATCTATCTTGGTGATGTCTCTATGGTGTCTGGTTCTCATGAGACCCAAATCAAACCTAGCCCAGTGCATGGAATGATAACGGAGCCTACTACCAAACCTGCGCACCTTAAGCCCTTCTGGAAGGATGGTCAGAAGGTGGATCCGCTCGAGATTGCTCGTAAAAAGGCGTCGACTGCCACCATAAATGTTGACCGGAAACTCGCTGATTCGTGCAAGGAACATTTTAAGCAAACCCTGCTTCGTCGTGTTTATAGAGGGGATCAAAGAGTCCTCACTTTTGAAGAAGCGATCGCTGGAATTGAAGGAGACCCGCTCTATCAGGGAATCAAGCGTAATACCTCACCCGGTTATGGTTGGGCCAAAGGAGGTGGCAAGAGGACCTATCTTGGAGATGACGAATACAAGTTCGACCATCCGGAAGTACTTGCTCGTTATAAAGATATGTTGGAGCGTGTGAAGAACGGAGAACGGACTGGATGTATCTGGACGGACACACTGAAGGATGAACGTCGACCAATCGCTAAGGTTGACGCTGGGAAGACTCGTCTTTTCGCTGCTAGTGAGATGACGTATGTGATTCTCTTCCGACAGTATTTTATGGGCTTCGCTGCTCATGTTGCCCGGAATAAGATCGACGTGGAAAGTTGTGTCGGTATTAATGTCTATTCTCAGGATTGGTCGCGACTCGCTCGTAAGATGATGGAAGTTGGAAAGCATGTCATTGCCGGTGATTTTTCCAACTATGATGGAACGTTGTGCGGCGACCTTCTGTGGGATTGCCTCGATCTCGCAGAGGAGTTTTATCAAGGGACTCCAGAGGAAAAACAGATTCGTCGAATGCTGTGGATGGATATTGTTCACAGTGTGCATGTGTCAGGAAGAACAGTCTATCAGTGGACTCACTCGCAGCCAAGTGGGTGCCCGATTACTGCTATTCTGAATTCGATTTACCATAGTCTGGCCGCTCGGTACGTCTATGTCAAGTGTGCTCGGAAGTACTGCCCTGAAAAAGCAGCGCTTTCGAACTTCACTCGCTATGTTCGTCACGCGAACTATGGTGATGATGACGTGTATAATGTGTCAGATGAAATTATCGACTGGTACAATCAGGAAACAATGACGGAAATGTTTAAGGACCTCGGAATGGAGTATACGGACGAGGCAAAGACTGGTAACATTGTAAAGTCGAGGCGGCTCGACGAGATTATGTTTCTGAAGCGGAAGTTCCGGTATGACGATGAACAGTGTCGTTATCGTGCGCCTCTTTCTCTCGACACGATTCGAGAGATGCCTATGTGGGTGAAGCGCAATAAGAACCACTGGGAACTCACCGCCGAGACGCTGCAGGATGCCATGCTTGAGTTGGCGCAGCACTCTCGTGCTGTCTTTGACGCGGAAAAGCCTCCGTTTGAAAAGGCTAGGCAGTATGTCAATGTCCGCTTTCCCTGTGTTTTCGATTCGTTCGATCAGTATCAGGAAGTGGAGTATGTTAAGTACTGTATGGAGTAAAACCTCGTGATCGGGGCGTCTCATAAATCACCGAAGGTGAGGCGCAGCAAATCCTGCTGAGGTATTGTATGTACTAGGTATGTTTTCATTTCAAGTGTATTCAATGTTGAGAGTGTTATTTAATGCTATTGATAAGTGTGTGCTCAACTATAAATAATAGGCTACTTATCCGGTGTGCTAACTGTATATATTAGGTAGTTGTACAGTGAAAGTGTTTTACCTGCTATGTCTAATGAAAATAATGTAAGTTTGATGATGGCTCCAAGTGGTAGTGCTGCCCCAGGTGCGGATAACTCTGAAAAGGGTGAATTGCTCCTGGGTGTCGGTGCCCACGCAGTGGAGCAACAGGTAATGACCTTCTCGGAGGATGGGGATGTGATGACGGAAAACCGTACCCAACCTTCAAGTGATCGGAGAAAATTTTTGAACGATGCTGACGATGATCTTGTAAACGATATTGTTGGTTTTCTTGAGCGTCCCATTCAAGTTGCGAATTTTGATTGGCTTGCGACCTCCCCCGATCTTAGCGCCCTTGCGACCATTGACCTCCCAGGTCAGTGGCTGTCTCAGGCGATGATTAAGGAGAAAGTTGCTGGCTTTCGATTTCTGCGGTGCGACTTTGTTGTTCGCGTGCAGGTGAATGCGCAGCCTTTTAATGCTGGACGTCTCATTCTAGTGTACCTTCCCCTTCAGGGCCAAGTGTATGAAATGAGTAATATGGGCATTCTCAGTGGATTGACTGGGTACCGTCATGTAGATCTTGATCTATCGACGTCTACCGCTGTCGAGCTGAGAATTCCCTTCCACGGTCCTATTTCGCACTTTGATTTGATTCAAGCGAATGGAACCCTGGGACGTGTGCTCCTGAATGTATATTCCCCCCTTACTGGTATGGCTGATGTTGATGGAACTATGTGGTGCTGGGCTGAAAATGTGAACATTACGATGCCGACAGGTATGCCCAACATGATTACCAATGTTAACTATGGTTATGCTCAGGCGGGAGGTGATGAAAAAGGAAAGTCAAAGAAGCTTGCTAATGAGAAGAAGCAGCCCGGTGATGTCGAGAAACTCGCTACTCAGGTTGGAGATGTATCTCGTACTCTTGAGAAAGTGCCTCTGATTGGTGAGTTTGCCGGTGTCGCTACGTGGGTTGCTGACGCTGTTGCGGCCGTTGCTTCTATTTTTGGATTTTCGAAGCCAACTGACCCCACTTTTCCCCTCCCAATCGAACCCCATTACGGTAGGTATTTTGCTAACTATAATGGTGTAAGTGTTGAAAAGAGTCTTGCGCTTGATTCTAGAAATGCGGTTGATATGCCGCTAGAGGTTTATGGAACGAACGAAGATGAGATGTCTATTATGGGCATCGTGTCTAAGCCAGTTTTCATGGACTTTTTTACATTCGATAAAACTCAAGCGCAAGGTTCTCTTCTATGGAAGTGGCCTGCCTGCCCGGAGGCATGCAAACGTGTTGTTGTAAATAATCCGGGAACCCCCCCTCCAACAGATGGAATAGTGTCTTACAATACGTATCTCTCTTACCTATCTAATGGTTTTCGCTTCTGGCGTGGAACAATTTGCTATAAGCTACGAGTCGTTAAGACTCCGTTCCATTCTGGAAGAATTCGTGTTACAATTGTACCTGGTGCACAGTGGCTTACAAATTTTGCGAGTATTGATATTAATAAGAATTATAGTACTATTTATGATCTTCGTGAAACTAATGAGATTGATATTTGTGTCCCTTATGCATGGAAGGCGCCCTGGAAGAGCATTCCGGCCCCAATTGATGGAATTAACCCATCTAGGCCTGCTTATGCCGAGGCCCCTTCCATGATATATGTGTCTGTTGTAAATTCGTTGAGAAATCCCACGACTACTGCCGATCAAATTGAAATTCTTGTTGAAGAATATGCTGGAAGTGATTTTGAGTTTGCTTATCCAGGAATCTGGTCAACAATGCGCATTGTACCTAATGAAGCCGTGCTTCCCGCCCTTTCTGTAGGTAGTGGTAAGTACGATGATTATGCGTACGGTGTGGCACAGTCGGGAGATATCCCAATGAAACCCCAGGATGAATTCACCCCCAATGCTCTTGCGATGGGTGAAGCCGTCCGTTCGTGTAGACAAATACTAAAACGTTTTTCGTTTTGGACGTCTGGAATTGTAAATAATACTTCCCCATTCCAGCTCCTTACTGAACTTGCTGTTACTCCTACTACGCTGTTTGATATTTATACTGAACCTCGTACTCCGGATATGCTAACGTTTTTTTCTTGGCTATATAGATTTAAAAGTGGATCAATGCGAGTTGCTACGCTCAATTCTGGAACCGAAAAAGGTTACGCGACTATTATCCCGCGTTCTACGGACATGACACTGTTGCAAGATACAGTCACGGGTCCGACCCAAGTTCAGTTCCCAGATATTGAGCGTTATGTAGAATTTAATGTTCCCTTTTACCAGCAGTGGCCTGCTATCCCAACGTCGTGTGGTGAGCCAGAAGTTAATGCGTGCGAAAGCGCGCTTTCTGGCCCATTCCATGACTTCAAGGTAGTGCCGTACAACGAAGGAACAGTTTTCCGGTATGATACCATGGAGACTGATCCCTCAGTTGCGCAGCATTGGCGTGCCGTCGGAGATGATTTCTCTCTCGGCTACCTAATTGGCCCTCCTGCGACCGTTGTTTTTCGTAGTTAATGACATGATGTGCGTGTGAAGCGTGAGTAGTGTATTAAGTGTATAATTGAAGGTATTTACACGCTATGAGAATTTTGGATGGAATTTTTCCCTGCGGTCGCAGGGTTTTCAAATCCAACTTTCTCTAGTGTAAGTGTATTCTTAAGTGTTAACTATGTGACAATGTTGGTTAGAATGTGTACTCTAAGTCCTGAGTACGGATACCATGGCTTCCGTGTAAGACCTACCCGGAATGTCCGCCCGAGAAATCCATTCTAACATTTCCTTCCCCGTTTAAGTGCCGCGGGGCTTTTTGTAATTAGTTTTTTTTTTAAATTGGTTATAAAACGCTCGG